GGATGAAGTAGGTATGATAGATCCTAGCTTGCCTTCAATTACAGCTGAAAGACACGAATTACACCCAGACGATATAGAAGTACTTCAAGAACGTATGGATGAGTATCAATTACATGGCGGTGACGAGGCTGTGGATAACTTAATCTGGACTTATGTATATGGTAATGACTACTCAGGTTTAAGTCAGAGTACTGGGTTCTTCAGACTAGACGATGTACAGGCCTGGTTTACCGATGTTAAGAAGAATAAACTACAAACCCAGAAGTTTAGTGCTTGGGTAGAATCGTTTAATGCTCAAAACATAGTAGTAGATGGTTCTTCTGTACGCCTAGAGAAAGTACGTAAAGGTCAAATACGCGGGTATCAGTTTATGGTAGACGGCAAACCAGCTAACTATAACCCAATACACAAGTTAGATACCTTCACCGACAAGACTATAGCGTTTCCTGGTAGCCAAGCTAAAGCATTTAGATAAGTTAGCTACATAGATAAGAATTATTTTAAATAAAAATTAAAAAATAGATATTATTTACTTGACAAAGTAATACAGATTGTTATATTTTATATGTAAGGCCAATAAACCTAAATGACAATCGGAGTACGCTATGTCACAAATTATCGCAGCTCAAGGTAGCAGAATTTACACACTCAACGGATGCAAGGAAGCCCTTAGTATTAAGGAAGATGACTTGATTTCTTTGGACTACAGACTTTGTTTAGACCCAGACTTAGAACCAGCACATGCTTTAGTAGAAGATGCTAGACCACTTACCAATCCTGCAGCAAGTAGAACCGCTTTAAGTATCACAACTGAAAAGGGCTATAGAACTGTTTTACACCCAAGTACCATGGTTATGACCGCTAGGGGCTTAAAATTAGCAGCTGAGCTTACTGAAGAAGACTGCGTGCTACTTATGACCCAAAGCCCATTAGGCTATGACGCAACTACTAGCGAAACCATGTATATGGATGAAGAAGAAGGTGCTTCTTTACTTGAAGATCAATACAATATTGGTCGTATCTTAGGCTGGTTGGTAGGCGATGGTACTATCAGAAAGTCTGCTAAGCAAACCCAGTATATTCTTTACTTCTGCCACAATGATATCCCCTTAGCTCACTACTTCGCAGAGCAATTAGGCGGTGTATCAGTAGGTATCCAAACCAATAATGGTAGCCCAAATAACACCAAAACAGCTACTGTCAATATCCCAGTTAAGTTAATGCCAACCAGATACACTAGTAAAGATGAAATAGATGCTGATATGTATTCTATGCCAGTAGAAACTATTAGAGGCTATTTAAGGGGCTTGTTTAGTGCAGATGCTAGTGTAGACAAGTACACTATTTTACTCAGCCAAAGCAACGAAGCCAGACTAGTAACAGTGCAAAAGCTACTCTTACATTTTGGTATAGTAAGTAGCATTAGCTTGCGTAGTGAAGCAGGTACTTATAACTGGACTAAAGAAGGTAAAGTAATAGCTACAGGGCCTAAAAAGGCTAACTATAGCTTAATTATCTCTGGCTGGAACTGTAATCAATTTTTAAGCGAGATAGGCTTTGACGTAGAAGCTAAAAGCGATAAGTTAACAGCTCAAGCAGACAAGCGTAGCCAGAAAAGCCAAAAAGCAGAAACCTTCTGCGTAGGTGTGGAGAAAATTGAAGTACTTGAAGATCATAATTTTAAGGTACTTGAAGTGTATAAACCATACGACACCAATAGTATCTTGGCTTACTCTTCAGACGGTATCTTGTGCGTAACTAAATAACTATTAAATAACTGCACCCAATCATCGAAAAGCATAGTAACTAGTATAGGTTCGTAGTCATCTTTGGTAATAACCACTGGTGGCTTATTTTTATTTTGACTATCAGCTATAGCTTGTTTCATAGCAGCCTTAATATTGCACTTAATATGACGCTTAGCCTCAATATGTATGTGGTCTACTTCTACATCTGCTACTTCGGATCCGCCAGCCCTAGCCTGGCCTAAGCCTCGCTTGGCAGCTAACCCTGTTTTTTCAGTAATAAGCTTAGCTACTTCTCTTTCAAAGCTAGCACCTTTAGCCCTAGCTCCTTTGCCACGACTAGCCATTATTACTACCCTTACACTCAGCGTATATTCTGTCCGCAGCTTCTTTACAAGACTTAGCTATAGCTTCTTTGGTATCTAGCTTTTTACTTTCTAGAAGTACTTGAGCTAAAATAGCGTAGCCAGCTAGGTCAGTGAATGGATCTTCGGCGTCTGTAGTACGACTATCCTGGTTAGCTATGCGGTTAATCTTATCTAACATACGTACCAAGGTCAGCATATTAGGATATTGCTCAGGTCTTACGCCATCAGGGTATAATATCTCTAGTAATTTAGGTGTTTTACTAAAGCTATCTCCATACGCTAAGTTCTTTTGTTGCAAAGTATGCCCTATAGTGGACGCCAAGCTATACAGTCTAGCAAAGTCTCTATCTTTCATTTAGTTCTCTCTTCTAATTTCGCTTCAATTCTGGCCAAAGCAACTAAAACCCTAGCCATATCAGCTTCTAAGTTAGTAATCTTACCTTCAAGCCTAGTTTCTATGCGCTCTACATCAGACACGCTTCTACTTAGCGAAGTAGATAAGAATCTTACCTCATTTTCTAGACTAGTTACACGTTTTTCCTGTTCTTTACCATCTTTCCAGATAGGGTAAACAACGCTAAGCACTGCTAGAGCGCTTCCTAGTGTAATGTATTGGTTGGTGTCCATGGTTTTACCCTTTCCAGCGAGCTTTAGGCATACCAAATTTGGTACGTATGTCATAGTGGATAAAGTCTGGGTATACTCCAAGACCACCATCGGCTATACCACCCCTATAAATAAGCTCTCTCAGCCTGTCAGCTACTAACTCTACCTTCATACCTTCTACTTTGAAGTCGCAGGCTCTAGCATAAAGGTGTTGTGAGTTAGATGCTCCAGATACTGCCTTATTTCTATCAGGACTTCTATAGCCAGATATAATGGTTATCTTGTGATTACCCAAGAAATCTCTAAGTTTCTGCATTTCTTTAAGAAGCATCCTAGCATTATCTAGTAATTCATCTGGAATTGCATCATAAAACTCTAATTCTTTTAAATTAAAATTTTTAGTGACTTGCTCATCATGCTTACCTACTTTAGGAGGACTAACTGGAGGTGCTGGATCAGTGTCTAGCTCAGTAGTATCTTCAGGTTCTATAGGTAAGTCTATTCTTTGTAAGTTAGCTTTGTCGCTATCTGTGTTAATTTTTCTTCTTGAAGCCATTTTTATTAATCTTTCTATTAAGCGTTAGGTATTTTTACTAAACCTCTACTAGAGAATGGTATATTAACCCATTTAGCCCCAGTCCACTGAAACATAATAGCATGGTTTGGCTGTGTACTATTTATGCCAGATATTAATGTCTGGGTTGGTGAAGTAGATGATATATCGTTAGTAACGCCAGATCCGCCAACCTTATTATAAATCCAACCAAACCAGTCACCTACAGTCCTAAGACTAATATCTGGTAGAGTATATGTAACACTAGTAGAACCAGTGGTAATGAAGTATCTATTTAAGCACTCTACTGGCAGAGTTAGATTACTACCTGGAAAGTAACAGTCTGTATTATAAGACCCATCAGCACCGCCATTTATTTGAGTTATACCAGTGGTTATGTCTAGCGTTCTAACTGTAGGGTTAACTACGTTAGCTGAGTTTATAGCTGTTATTAAGATACTACTTCTACTGGGTGCTGCAAGTGCTGTTGATGTTTGTTGATTATCTAAATAAACATCACCCATACCAGCCCAGTTTCCTACTGCTTTTAACTTAATGGACTTAGAGGCTAAAGAACAATCTACATATAAAAGTCCTCTATATGACCTACCATTAGCGGTTTCTCCATTAGTAGCTAGTACAGCTGAACTATCTGTAGCATAGTGACTAGCGAATTTTGGAAAACTTTGGTCTACACCATCTATCTGCCATAAAAAATGTGGTGAATTTAGCCATGTAGATCCTGAACTATAAGCCATATAAGGTTCTAAAACATAGTGATATCCCGCTGGAAGCACTATACCATCTGAGCTTACTGTAATACTTGTAGGTAAGTGTGGGCCATGTAAGTATTTTATATTCCCAAATAACTGATGAAGGAATAGTCCGTCTACTAGCTTTGGATTATATGTGAGATCTTGAGTACCTGGAGTTGGGGTAAACCCAGTATCCAGATAAAATTGTGTGGATGACAAAGAACTTACGGGAACATGTGACATTCTACCACTCCATACTTAAGTATTTGTTTTGAGTTA